GGTCTGTCAGTTGGCTCGCCGATCTAGCAGAATAATTTCCGGTTAATATGAGCTGCTTATTAAACTCCCCAGCTTCTTGGCTGCCTTTGTACCAAGCTACAGCTATTGCTCCAAGGCCAACCACTAGGCCGCCAATACCCACCGTCACCGGATTAATGAAACCGATCAGAGTGCGTAAATAATCGCCTACACCAGTCAGCGCGCCTTTCACTCCACCAAACTGGTCTTTAATCTGCCCGCCCTGTTGCAGCAGGATCAGGAACGGAGACTGACCGCCAGCCAGCTGCGTGGCGATATCGGTGAATTGCGCCGGAAGCGTGCGCATTGCTGCGCTGTACTGACCAACGGAGATTCCAGCGCGCCGGGCAGCAGCTTCCTGCCGGGATAGCGCTTCTGGTAGTACGTCTGCGACACCAGAGAGGCGCTCACGCGTCTGGTTAAGGATTGTGTTGAAGTGCTCGAACTGAGCACCGTTAATGCGCCCTGCTTCGAAATGGGCCACCAGCTGTGCGTGCTGTTCATCCAATGAATTGAACGCGCGGATAGTCGGGTCAATGGATCCAAGAAGGTTCTTTAACGCTGCGGACTGCTTCTCTGCCGCCTGGGTAGCGGCTAATTCGGCCTGAGCACGCGCCGCGGCTTCTCCGGTGTCGGTCAGCTTGAGGCGGGTGTCATCCAGGATTTTGTTGTAAGCCTGAAAGGTATCGGTATCAAGGAAACCTTTGGCCTGGAATTTCCGCAGCGATTCTTGCTGCTCATCCAGGCGGTTTAAAGCCTTGGTAACCGGGTCGATATTCTCCAGCAGCCCTTTGAGCGCGTTCTGCTGCTCCTTGAGTCCTTCACTGCCTTGCTTCGCAGATTCAGCGCCAGCGCGAAACACGCTATTCAGATCATCTGCTTTATCTACAGCACCGGCCGCCGCCTGGCCGAGTTTATCCAGTTCGTTGCTGGCTGTTTTCAGGTCAGAAACATCGGCCCGCAAAGTAATCGAGGCGATCTGGTCAGTCATTACTTCGTCTCCTTATGCATTACCTTGAGAGCCTCGCTTTCCATGATTTGAAGGTCAGCCATGCAGGCCGCCGCATCTTTTACCCCGTGTAATTCAAATATCCAGGGGAGAACGTTGTAATCAAGCCCGGTAGCGCCACTCGCACCGACGCGCCATTGGGTCGCCAACGTGGAGAAGATGGTGAAGGTTTTCCATACCGATGGCAGGATCCCCACCTCTTCTTCAACATCTTCAGGCGTTAAACCAAAAGCGGCTAACTCCTCGCGAGTCGGGCCCGGTGTATACATCGCTGCGGCGACCTGCCTCAGTTTTTTTCGCGGATACCCATCAGCTCTTTGGTGTAGGCCAGGCCGATGCTGTCGAACGCGCGAGGATAGTTCTTTAGCAGGACGATCACGTTATCGCGGGTGAAGTCATCCGGCAGCGCCCATCCTTCGACTATCTCCATCAGGTAATCGGCCTGCGGTTCGATAGAGGCTTTATTACCATCAGCTTTTTTTTGCAGTTGCTCATCCATAGCGCGCAGCTCGTCCAGCGTTTTATGGCGGAAAGTGAAGGTCAGCTTGCCATCTTCAGCACCAGCGCGTGGAATACTGGCGGTAACAGAAAAGGTAGGATTTGGGATCAGGGAGAATTTGGTCATTTCGGTTCCTTAGAAAAAAAGAAACCCGCTGGAGCGGGTCTAATCTATGCCGTGCGAAAATGCACTTTGGTTAGTCAGTAATCTGTTCTGCGAATCCAGGTAGGCGAATCTGCCCTTGCTGTTCGATCCTTTCAATTTTCGCGAGCAAGGCTGGCTTCTTGACTCTTCCCCAGCGATTAAGCAAGCGTCCAGACATGCTCGCCACATCCTTCTCCTTCATGAACTCTAACATTACGGCGTTTCGCTCCTCCTCAAACTGACGCCGCCCAATCTGAAGCATCGCGTACATCCAGTTGAAAGCATTGATGTAGGCAATTTTGATCCGCATGGCTTCCTTCTTGGTGTAAGACATGACCAGGAGCATTAACCCATCTTTGCGAAGTCGGTAAAACTTCTGTGGTTTACCATTCTGTAACTCGTTGTTTTTATAGCAAAGCTCAAAATTGAGCTTTGTATCAAACTCTGGAGGGCAGGCGTCTATAGTCCTTTCAATGTCGCGGACTACGTTTTTCGACAACTTGCGGAATGCTTTTGCCACCATAAAAGAATCAGTAACCGGATCGTTGTTTGCTACAAAGATCAGGTCTCGGAAATCGATGCCGTTAACGACTGTTGGGTAGTTCATAGCGCTATACCTATAGAAAGCGAGCCTGCTAGCACAGAGAAACCGCCCCCAGAGAGGTCGCCACCTATTAGCAGCATCTCTCAGGCTCAGCTTTCTGTAGGCTCTGGGATTATACAATGCGCGGGCTAGTGCGCGTTTGAGGCAGTTTGAAAAAACAGAGGCTGCGAATACAGAAAATTCGCCAGCGGTACTCATTGATAAAAAAGCCCGGCGAACCGGGCTTGAGTGTTAGTTGACCGTGACGACACACGCGCCAGAGGTAAGGGTCTTGCCTGCGGCATCGGTAACTTCGCAGGTATAGGAACCTGCGTCGCCGGATGCGACTGAAGCAATGTTGAAAGTTGAGGCCGTTTTGCCTGGGATTGCTGTGCTGCCTTTCTTCCACACGTAGGTGTAAGGCGCAGATCCGCCCTGCATAACAACGGCCAGATCCAGTGCATCGCCAGTCGCAAGTGTTTTAGTCGTTGGCAGGTCAGTCAGGAATGCCAGCGGCACAGCGGAGGAATCAGCGATCGGGTAAATCTGCATATCCGATTCAAAGTTCATACGTGCTTCGTTGCTTTCTACGGCGTTGATTTCGGTCTTTGGTACCTTCTGGAATGAGACTTTCGCAGAATAGTAGCGGTCCGCCTTGCCGCGCTGGTTGTGGAACCAGATTGCGGTGGTATCACTGGACTCATCCAGTTCAATCAGTCGCTTGTAGATGGCCAGCAGCGGGTCGTGCGCGAAGGTGTAAACCTGTACCACTGCATTCTTGAATGTCGGAATGGTACGGGCCTTGTCATCCTCCAGAAACTGCACGCTAATGGTCTGTTGGTCGCCGCCTTCCGTGGACAGCGTCATAACCTGCGGCATGGTGATCCACGAATCAATTTTACGCAGTGTGCCCGCGCCGGTGCCTGCCGGAAACTTAGTGGTGTCTGTGGTATCGAATGCTTCCAGCACAATCTTGGTGCTGGTTACAGACTTCACGCGCAGCACCATGTTATCGAGTTTCAGCCAGCCAGAGTTAACCTGGACAACATCACCCGCCAGAATGCCGGCAGCCGAGGCAACGGTCAGTTCGCATTCCGTCGCATTGGATGCCGCAGTAAAAGTAATTGCGGCCAGATAGGCCTTGGCCACGTTTACACGCGACCCGTTAGGGATTGCGAATGCCATTGCATTCTCCTGAATTTAGGTAATAAAAAACCCGCCGAGTGGCGGGTCAGTAATCAGCGCGGTACTGCATGCTGACGGGAGTTGTGTAAGTGATGGAGCCACTACTGCCATTTGGTGCGGATGTCGGGCGATCCTGTATCGGCTGGCGCGCCTGAGGAGGCCCGTTGATGTAAACCGTCAGTTCACCGTCCACCAGCGGCAGTCCTTCAGGGAATGCATCTGCCACCGACTGGGCCAGCCCTCTCGCCTGGCTCACGCCTGAGCCTGCGGGAGTAATGATGTTTACCTGCAATATCCCCTGATAGGTACGCATCAGACCTTCTATGTCCTGACCTACAGTTTGTGCAGGTAAAACATAAACACGGGCGTATGGCGCATCCGGTGGATCGAATACGATATTCGGCCAGGCCACTGGCAGCCCGAGCGAGGAGCAGATAACCGCGATGCGGCTCTCCAGTAGTTCGGCAATTCGCATTGACTGGTCACCTGCCATTACGCACCTCGCTCATCGATTCACGGAACAGTTGAGCTGCGTCCAACGCAGTGATACCTACCATGCCTCCCGGCGCCTGATTCGAGTGCCCGTTCTCCAATGCCTGCGCATATGGCAGGTTATTGGTGAAGTAAATCGAGCTGACCTGCCCTACCCGGAACACCTCGAGCACTGCCAGACCGCGGGAGTTGGAACCCTGTCCGGAAGCGTCCGGTGTATCATTGGATTGGGTCGGCTGGCTGTCAAACCCTACATACCAGTTGTTTTTGAAGCGACCACCGACATAGCCATCAGGCTTTTTGATGTCCATCGAATCGTTGACGCGCAGACTACGCTTAAGTCGTCCCGACTTGGTCAGGTTGGCAGGATCATCGCGAAGGGCGGCGTTATGCTCCCGCACCGCAGTGTTATACGCTGTCGCGGTCTGGTTGACCTGCCAGATATCCGGCTGGCCCACCGGGGACATCTCAACCAGTTGAGCGAGGATTTTAATGCCCGTCCGGCGCACTACCTGATCCATCTCCTGCTTAGAACCATCTACGAACAACTGAATGGCTGCCAGGAACGGCTGATTTGCAGAACTGGTCATAATCAAGCCCTAAGCTGGATGTTGTAGGAGATCAGCACGTCTGCCGGCTTAACCGGATTCGGCTGTACCACGCGCCACTTCTTTCCCTCGATATCGATAAGGTCGCCAATGCGCACTTCGGTTTCAAACGTGGCTGCCAGTTTCTTATCGCCAGTAGCAATCAGAGAACCGTCGATTTCGCGAGCAGAATACTCTGTGATCACGCCTGTCACAGTGGCAGTAACAGCAGGGGTAACAACTTCTTTCCCGTACTGATCGCGGGTGGTAGTACCTCCGCGAGTCAGTTGGTAGGCTTTGCCGTTCTCCGTCAGCAGCCGCGTTGCCGTAGCACGCATGCGGCGATAGTCGATTGCCATGCTACCCCCTTTCGACCCGGACCTGGTTGCCGCCCACTACAAGCCCGCGCAGTGCGGAATAGAACCATGGGAATGACGGAGAAGCTTTATTCGTTCCCGGCTCATACTGGATTGTTACCGCACCCTCAACGCGCTCCATCGTCACCGCCCCACCGCCAGCGACCGACGGGGTGAGGTCAATCTCCTGCGATTCGATAGCCAGGCGACATTGAGCATCAATCAGACGCTGTGGAATAGCATCATTCGGCAGCTCAACACCATCGAAGCGCACGCCGGAACGCGGCCAGGATAGAGGCTGTGATGCGCTGGAACGCTGACCGCGCCAGGCCTTCCCTTCCATAAAGTCCATTGCCTGCATCAGCATCTGGCCGCACTCATCATCATCTGCAGGAATGCTATATCCGCGCCCGGCGGCAAATGCCCGCAGGTCTGACACGCTTGCGTAGCTGTTGAAGCCTGGAGAGTTGGGATCGGCAACCAGCATGTTTATTCCTCCAGACGCCAGTCCAGCGCCAGCCAGTTATCCACTTCATCAGAATGAACATCTGCGCGCAGCGGTCCGCCAGGGAATTCTGGGGTGTCACGTACCATGACCACCAGCTCAATACCCTGCTGTTCCTGCTGCTGTTCCTGCTGCTGTTCCTGCTGGGCAGGAGCATGTTCAGCGCCGTTCTTCGCCGCAAGCTTTTCAGCCTCACGCTGCGCGCGCTGCTCTTTGGTCAATCCGGCCATTGGGCCTCCTGAAAAACAAAGGGGCCGAAGCCCCCTTGGTTAACCCATGATGATGGCGGAATGACGTGGCGCCACAGCAGCCACACCCCATGCCAGACCCACTTCATAACGCACCTGGCGGTACTGGCGGTACAACGCCACCTGGAAGGTGATGCCAGATACCGGGTCGGTCACATTCATGACGTCATCAGCAGTATCGCCACCTTCAGGCATCGCCGGAGTACGGCTGGCCAGCAGGAATGCCCCGCGGTCAAACGCCATGTTCGGTACGAATTCGCTCAACACGGTGACATCAGCCTGGTCTGCCAGATCCTGACGGAGACCCGGCGCGCTAATGGTGATAGTGGAAGAAGTAGCCGCAACGACCAGATACTGGTTGTCATCACCGGCGAACTTCACCGCAGTACCTGCAGCAATACCGCCAGTGCCGGCAGAGATAGCGATGATGATATCGCCCTCTTTCTTCGCGCCATTGACCTTATAGCCAGCAGCAGCGCTTTTCGCGGTACGCTTGATGCTGAAGGATTCATGGAGGTTGAAGCCCATGATGCGACCGATAACACCTTCACGCAGCAGCTGGTCGGTTCCCGCTTCGTTCGCTTTGAAGAGGACAGCCTGTTTACCACGGATGGATGCCATCGCTTCGCCACCAAGCACCATACGCAAATCGGTAGTCGGCGCACCGTTATCGGTCAGGATTTGACGCGCCAACGCAGCATCAGTCAGATCGTCTTTGATGCTGAACGGGGTATTCTTCGGCGCGCCAACAGCGCGGGAGGAGTTGAGGTACAGCGCAGCGAGGTCTGCATCCACTTCGTTCGCCAGCGCTCGGAAAGCCTGCTTGAACTGGTCAGCCAGGATGGTATTGTAGGTGCCAGCCGGGCCCAGAGCCAATTGCTCTTCACCATTCCATTTCACCGGGGCCATCTTGGATTTGGTGATCTTGACATCCACACCACCGATGGTCTGGTCGCCAGAATTAGGCGCTGACGGACCAGGGACAATATCTTCAGTGGTGGCTGCAGGTGCGACTGGCGCACGTACGGTCTGGTCTTTAGCAGCAGCATCCGCTTTCGCGTCACGCGCCACCGCAGGAATAAAACCAGTTTGCTCGCGGGACACTACGTCCAGCGCGGTATAGATGGTCGGGATCAGACCAGTAAGGGTATTGCCTGCCATTTATGGCTCCTTTCGATTTAATCGACGATGCTGACGCCGTCTTTCAGCGCTGCTTGCTTGCCAGCGTTATCCAGGGAATCAAACGCACCGCGTTTCATGGTTTTCTGCCCGGCCTGATGCTGCGACTGGTGAGAGCCACCGCCGCTGTTGCCGGACGCTTTGAGGATGTAGTCTTTCTGTGGATGCAACTCGACCAAAGATTCCAGCGCTTCATCGAAGCTGGCCAGTTCGCCGGGCTTGGTGCGTGAGAACACCTTATTGCCCTGGCCGTCGTAGGCCACAACCTTCCCTTCTTCGATTTTGAAGTTCTGACCGAAGTAGGAACGCACGAACTCAGTCGGGATCGCCATCTTCTCGGAAATGAACTTAGAGCCACCGAAGCGGCCGCCGATCATCTCGTCGTAGAGTTGAGTTTCCAGCTGTTTGGTCTTGCCGTTCGCCTCGTCCAGTTGCTGTTGGAAAACTTTGGTGATCTCCGCCTTTACCTGGTCAACGGCACCAGCATCGATCAGTTTTTTCTGGTCGATTTTGGTCATCATCTCCAGGGCTTCGAGCGCCTTGGCCGGGTCGGTGATGCCAGAGAATTTCGCGAGATTGGCTTCCGCCGCTTCCTTCGCTTCGCGGTGAGTTTTCGCCTCGCCATTCAGGGAGGTGATTTTGGTCATCGCTGCGACCGCATCGAACGGGATCTCTTTGCCATCATCATGGATGTACACAGGCATACCGTTTTCAACGACCACATTTCCGTTAGCATCAAGTTTCAGTTTCATTGTTTTTGCTCCAGCCTTCCGGCCATACGTAATGGGTCATCCGACCCGGGCACCGCGTCGCATCCGCTCAGCGGCAGGCATAAAAAAAGCTGCCCGGAGGCAGCCTGTTAGATAAATTCGATTGTAATTTCGCCGCGTAGCTTGCGGGAGTAAACCTCACCCCGCTTTCGTTTATGGATCCGCAGCGGGTGTGGATGAATGCAAGCGACACCTCGCTTAACGTCTGCCCAAACGCAGCTCTTTGCCTCATTACCATTTACAAACACCCTTCGTCTGCCACGGCCATCGCCCACGCAGTGAAAATCATCATTACGCATACCCTATCCCTCAAACGCCGACGCATCCACGCGGCGTAGCTCGTCCAGGGTCAGGAACTCCCCGGCATCGTTGAACATCTCCGGCACGGTGATTTTGCCGTCACGGAGCATCTGCGCACGAGTAACGCCCAGCACCTGCTCCTGCCGCGCGTAAGGCTGCCTCACAAGCCATTCGGCATAGCTGGTATGCACTGGCACCTGGCCGTCCATGGACGCTCTGGTTGCGTTGCTCAGTTCGTCAGGCGGTATCTGCAATTCTTCCCACGACTTAGTGATGAGGATTTCACCAGACCGACAGCAGAAGTGAATTTTGCCTGGCCCTCGCAGATACGGAACAACGTGCCCCAGCGGCTTGTCGTCGAGGGTGTATAGTTTGCGGTCGCGGATAATACACCACTGGCTCGTATGGGTATCGAGCGTGGAGGACCACTGTTTGGCCTTCACGATGTCGCTGTTTGCCTGAGCGAAGTCCTGACGGGCCGAGGCGGCCATATGGTTCACCGCCGTACGTGTCACCACAGCCAGGTCACGGCGAGAGGTGTTGATTGCTCCATCCTCGCGATTGCGCTGCGGTGTGCCAGCAACGCGACGGACAATCTGCTCTACCGTTTCACCCTGGAGGAAGCCGGAGCGCACAGCGTTGGTGATTTTGTCCAGCCGGTCGGCTTCAAGCTTCTGGCCCCACTCTTTTAACAATCGCCCCTGGAAAGGCTGCGCCACTGCTGCGGCGTAAACCTGCTCTGGTGCGATGCTCTGGAGCGGAACATGCCGGAGGATCTGCTTAGGGATGATGCTGCTGAACAGGTCCAGCTGATAACCGGCCTCATATTCAACGTAGCGCGTCAGTTCGCGCGCCAGCGCATCATTAACCGGGTCATAGGCCTTGTGATTCAGGTCGCGCACGCCAGCCAGCAGTGATGCCAGGCGGCGGGCGCTATAAGTATCGGCACGTTTCCCGTCCAACAGCACCAGCAGCTTGGCTGCAAGGTCAGCATCCATCTTGTTCAGCAGCGACACCATTCGCCGGGCAACGCCAGTACCGTAGCGCGTCACATACAGACCATGCGCTATGGTCTCGTCCTGCAGGCGGTCATTGACGGTGCGCGCCATATCACACCTCGCCAGGTTTTGGTTCTGTCAGTGAGGCAGACTCAGCAAGTAACTCATTCAGCACTACATCGGGATCCGCATCAGCATCGATGATGTTCAGCTTCTGAAGAGACTTAATCGCATCGACGCGACGGATATCACCGCCCTGGCGTAGCGACTGAATGGCCAGCGCCGCCGGAGGATTGAACTCTTTCGATTCAACATCCAGCTCTGTGCGGACATCGACGTTACCACCTTCGGATTCACCGATGTACTCAGCCATAATCTGCAGGATATTGTCGATCGCATCTTCCAGGCTGGTTGCCATAGTGTAGAGCGGCGACTGCTCCTGCATTTTCTCTTCTGAGGTCTGGTCAACAGATTTGGTCGAGGTATTGTCGGTACGCAGCAGCTTCGCGCCAGCCTGGCGCATCTGTTCCACCAGGTCGGTTAGAGACTCTTTACCAGCACTGATCGAAGTTCCAGTGTGCTCAACGTATTCAAGCCCCTGCTTCTGTCGATCAGAGAACTGAGTCGCAGACGATGAGCCAATAACTAACTCCTGACCGTCTTCAAGTCCAAATACAGTCAACAGCGGCACGCGCGCGACGTGCAGAATATTGTCCTGCTCGCTCTGGCTCTGCCAGTGCTTCACATTCAGCAGCGCCATGTTAAGCAGCGGCGGCGAGCCACACATAAAACCGGTGCGTTTGGTGTAGAGCGTTACCAGCGTGATGTCCTGCCGCGACGTTTGCCATTCTTCGTGCAGCGTCCAGTTGACCTGTGCATTGTCGCCGGTGGCTTTGCGGTAAATCTCAACCTTTCCCGGTGTCAAGTAGCGAATCTGCTCAACCTTGGTCTGCCCAAAGTCTTCACCATCTTCGACCACCACCTCTTTGATGCGCAACGCAGTGAGCTGCACCTTGCCGCCGGTCATCGTCGACTTCCAGCCGATCACCTGGCGGGGATTCAGCATCGTCACATAGGGACGCGCTCCGGTGGCCTTTTCATCAGCCTTGGTCTTTACCTGCTCGGCATCGACCCGGGGGTAGTCCACCAGCGCGTGGGACAGACCGTACTGCATCGCCAGGCTGAAGAACGCCTGTGCCCATACATCGAGGCGACTGCCTTCAAGATCCACGTTCCTCGCAAATTCGCGCAGCGCATCCGGGACGTTCTCGCCCAGTTGGATCGGCTCAGCGAATACGCGGCCAACGTTCTGGTTGATGGTCTCTTCGTAGGCAGGAAGAAGCGTGGCCACAGCCAGGCGCTTTTTGTAATCCTCTTTGTCCTCTTTTGGCCAGCGCGGCAGATAAGCCTCACCAAGCTGGCGCATGTACAGCGTGCCGCCCATCAGGGCGTCGTTGATGTCCCACGCCTGCACCATGTTCCCATAGTCCAGATTGGGGGTTGAAATATCAGGCATGGGTTTAGAGCCTCAGGCTGGTGACTTTGCCGACTTTCTTCGGCGGTGAATGTAGGACGGCATAGCGCGTGCCATCCCAATCGTGATCTTCCTGCTGTGTGTCTACATCGTCAGGGTTCTTACTGTCGCGAACGAGAACTGGAACACGGCTAATCCAGCCCCGGCAGTAGTCAAACACGTAGAATGCTGGTTTCTCTGGCATACCTGATTCCAGCTTCTTGCCCTCAATGACGGCCTCCAGCATGTCAGCAAACAGTGCCGCGCCGTTCACGCGTGAACCTGGCTTCTTGTTGGATGGCACCCATTTAACGCCCTGGGATTCCATTTTCTGGGCAATAGATAATTCGTCATCACCGGTGTTGTAGATAGACCCGTCAGCAGGTCCGGGAACAACCGTCTTGCAGATACCGGGCATGATGTTCAGCTGCCCCTGCGTCACCCCGTTGAGTTTTATCTCCTCAGGCTCAGCAAGCTCCTCTCCCACCAGACGCTTATCAATCCACGCCACGCCCTTAGCAACGTTGGTGGATGACATATTCAGCCCTTTGTTCAGCTCATCAGGCGGGCAGCCGTACCACTCGCCAATGAGGATCAGCGACCCGGCAGGCGGGCAGAACTGGCGACCATCAGGCAGCTCAGCGGTGGTGCCGTCAGCCCGCGCCCACCAGAGGTTGGAGAACGGCTTCGATTCTCCCCAGTCATGAGAGCGGTCAACGGTCCAG